ATGCGCTTTCTCATTTGCCTGACATTCACCCTGATGTCCTTGCCCGGCGCGGTTTCGGCCCATCCGGGCGGCGTGAATGCGGCCGGTTGTCATAGCAACCGCAAGACGGGGGATTATCATTGCCACGGCAGCAGGGCCGCGCCCGCGCCCGCGCCTGTCAGGCCGCAGCGATCCCCGGGCGGAGCGGGCTATTATCCCAATTGCGCCAGCGCGCGGGCAGCGGGCGCCGCTCCGCTGCGCCGTGGCGACGCGGGATACCGGCCGGGGCTGGACCGGGACGCGATGGAATCGCCTGCGAATAGGAAGGAAATGGTGGGCGGTGAGGGGCTCGAACCCCCGACCCTCTCGGTGTAAACGAGATGCTCTACCAACTGAGCTAACCGCCCGGACGCGCTGTGTGCGCCGCAGAACGCGCCAAATAAGCGATTTTGCGGCCGCGTCAACTCCCCTCGTTTCGGAACAAAGCGGGCTCGGATGGAACAGATCGGGACCTAGAGTCCCGACATAGTCCCGACCAGATCACGCCTATCTCGCAGGCTCCCCGCAATGCGGTCTCCGAACGCACGCTCGCGCACAATTCCGCACATCGGCTTCAGACCTTGGGCAGGGTGTTAGCGATCAAGAACGCTTCGCTGAAGGCCGCTGCCTACCGTCGAATTCTCAAGGGTATGGGGTATGCGTCGCCAACGCCTAATGTTTCTAATAAGCACGAAATTTCAATGTCTTACGGTCTAATAAATTACTAATCTTGTTATAATCAAATTATAGAGAGAGAGGGTAATTTCTAGATCGATAAATATCCTTGTTTTCCAGTGACATAAGGTTTGAGGCCTGAAAATATTAGGCCAGATTAGATCGCGGTTCTAATGGCAAGAATGGCTAAATTCTGCGGGTCTTTGGCCTTCCTCGACGGCGCATTAGAAACATTAGGCCTTAGCGACGAATGGGGGTGGCTGTCGGCTGCACGCCCAGCTCGGCCAAATGCACAATTCTCGACGAAGAAGGAGAAAGCGAGGCGTGGGGGTGAGGGCGTTTCGAAGGCTTAGCCGCGGTTCCCTCGCCCAGGTGCGTCCCGGTGAGCCGATTGACGTCCAGCGACGCTCGGCGCACCATCCCCGCATGTGCAATCTCTACCGGTTGACGAAGGCGGCCGACGCGGTCGCGGCGCTATTCCGAGCCAGGACATCGGCCGCGCCGAATTTCGCGGCCGAGATCTACCCCGGCTATCCCGGCCTGGTCGTTGCAGAGGGCGAAGTCCGCGCGATGAACTGGGGCTTCCCCCTCGTGCTCAAGAGCAAGAAGACCGGCGCACCGCTGAAACCGAAGCCGGTGAACAACACGCGCGAGGACAAGCTGCACACCGGCTTCTGGATCGACAGTTTCCGGCACCGGCGCTGCCTGATCCCGGTAACCGCATGGGCGGAAGCCGAGGGCGCGAAGGGCAGCATGACGCGCACATGGTACTCGCTGCCGGATGACGATCTCTTCGCGGTCGCGGGCATCTGGCGGCCCACGGCCGAGTGGGGCAATGCCTACTCCATGGTGATGGTCGATGGCTGCGATCAGATGGCGGACGTTCACGACCGCATGCCGACCATCCTTTCCCGCGACGATTGGGACCGCTGGACCACCGGGACGCCGGACGAGGCGCTCGCCCTATGCCGCGTCTATTCCGAGCCGCTGATCGTCGATCGCACGGACGAACCTTGGTTCAAGCGATCATCCAGCGCGGCGTCGGCAACGCTGCTCTGAAGCTGCCATCCATTGGTCGCACTGCTGTTGACCGACTCGATTTCTGTTCTTCATATGTTCCATTTTGCGGAGTAGCGAAAATGGAACAGATTGCCGAAATCCGTGACGCAGTGGCGCGGGCGCTGGAGCAGCGAGGGCTAGATAACCGCGAGTTTCTGAGGCAAATCCGCACGGGGGAGCAAGACGACGGCCCCTACATGACTGGCGCCATTGCCTGCGCGACCGTACTGGCCAAGCGCCAGGGCGCGCGTTGATGTGGCACGCTGCGCCGATGGCCTGAAGATTGCGAACAGCATCTTCGAAGCGGCCGCGTGGTCCTATTCGATCAGGCTGACCTGCAAGTGCGGGCACACGGCCGTGTTCGATCCGCACGCCTTGTGGTGGCTCTTCGAACGGCGCGGCTGGAACGGGTCATTCGTCCAGGCCAAGCGGCGCTTCTACTGCAGCGAGTGCAAGAAACAGCGCTCTTGGAGGTTCACCGCGATCACGCTTGAGACGTGCAGCGATCCGCCAACGATCAGCCTTCCCATGCCGGATGAACCCGTGTGGAAGCGGGCGATCAATCGCTTTCGAGGTTAGGCCATTCGTCAGCTTCGCGCCCATTACCCCCGGACAGCAGGTATTTTCCATTGATCAAAAGAGGCCGCTCGTTCAGGCGAGGCCGCCCTATGTTACGCGAGAAAAGCTGTCGGTCCGCGACCGCCCATTCGGGACGTTCCCACGTTAGGGCCTCTAGCCTCTCGACAGATGCATGCTCAATCCGATAAAAGATTGAGGGCAATGGGGAAGCTAATTAATGACGGTTGTTCTTCTTTTAGTGGCTGCCGCCTCAGGGGTGATCTCGGCACCAACCGAGGACCAACGCCTCGTTCTATGGCAAACTCTTCGCGAAGGGATGTCGGTGGAAGAGGCAGCAAGCGCGCTTCGCGCGGTCGACGGCATTGGGGGAGTGACTGTCAAGAAGACAAGTAAAGGTTCTCGCCTCAACATTGGGTATGTAGGGGATGGCATTGAGGTTGACGGCCTCCAGTACAAGGCAAGCCTTGTATTCAGTTCGTCGGGCTTAACTACTGTTCACCTTCAGACTGATGCATGCTTGAGCCGCGCCACTCAGAAGTACGAGAGTCTTCGTGAACTGCTAATTCAAAAATATGGAAACGCTATGGCTCAGCGTGAGGTGACAGAAGATCGCCAACTCGTAGCTATACGTAACACGTTCGATACTACGCCAACGCGAGTGCTGCTAAGGCTTGAACCAGGGACGGTTCCTCAGCATACCTATGGGGCAAGTGGAAAGTTGATGCTGTTAGCACAGAATATCGCAAACAACGAAGTGGACTCGCAGATAGTCAAGTGTCCAAATGATCGAGGTCAGAGGGCAACTCTCGAGGTGAGCTACCTGAGCAATACCGCTGCTCAAGCAGCATCGTCGGCCGCAGCAGCCGAAGCTAGTGCCCAAGGTGAGCGGGATAAAAGCAAACTGTAAGCGTCATCACACTCGCTAAAGCGAACTGGCACCTTACCACCCAATTCAGCCGTTGCAGAACGATCGAAGCGCGCTTGTCAAAAAAGGCGGCGTCACCAATCTGACGCCGCCCCTTGCCATCAATTCGAAACAATTACCTCGCGCACGGCCTTGGCATTGCCCCCGCCGCCCACTGTGTAGGCCAGCTCCTCCTCCCGGAAGTCGAACCCGGCGAAGATCCGGCGCACCTCGGGATGATCGTTGAGTGACAGGATGAACCGGCCGCGCAGGCCGCGCAGCTGCAGGGCCATCTGTTCGAACTGGCTGCGATCAAACATGTCGCGGCCATAGTCGCCCTCGCTGCCGTAGTAGGGCGGGTCGAGGTAGAACAGCGTCCCCGGCCTATCGTACCGGGTGATGAAATCCGACCAGGGCAAGCGCTCGATCACGACGCCGGCAAGCCGCTCATGCACCGCCTCGATCATGGGGGCGAGCTTGGTCACGTCGAACCGCGCCCCGCCATCCACTACCACGCCGAACGTCTTGCCGCGCACCTTCCCGCCGAATGCCAGACGCTGGAGATAGAGGAACCTCGCCGCCCGCTGCATGTCGGTGAGTGAGCTGGGCTCCAGCGCCAGCAGCTTCTCGAAACCGGCGCGACTCGTGATCTGCCAGCGCAACATGTCCAGGAAGGCGAGGTAGTGGTGCTGGATCACGCGGAAGAACGTCGCCACGTCCTCCGACCAGTCGTTGATGATCTCGGCCTTGGGCTTCTGGTCGCGGCGCAGGAACACGCCTCCCATGCCCACGAACACCTCAGCATAGGCCTGATGCTCGATGGAGTTGATCAGCGCGACCAGGCGCTTGGCGAGCGCGCGCTTGCCGCCGATGTAGGGCGCGAGCGGCCGCACTGGATCCACCGGGGACAGCGCGAGCGCGGGATTCGACATCATCAATCATGTTCCTTATTTGTTCCCGCGCCGAGTCGGCAGGCGGGATGGTCCCGGGGCGGGACGATCTGGATCATGACGAACTTCTCTCGTCGGACTTGGGCGTTGCCGCGCCCCTGTCCCCCGCCTCTCGGCAGGGCAAACTCACCGCGTGCCGGCGGGCAGCTTCTGGAACCCGTTACCCACTTGCCGGATGATCTGCCCATCCGAGAGCAAGTAATCGGCGAAGGCCAGGACCTGCACGCCGAACCAGTCGTTCATGCGGAGCATGCGCCTCGCGATCGGCACGATCTCGGTCTCGTAGTAGGCGTCCCGGGCTTCACTCACCTTGCCGAACCCGCTGCTGTTCGTGGGCACGATGCCGATAAGCTGGGGCGGCGTGCGGTGCGCAGCGAGCATATCGTCACGGCTCATGGTCTTGATATTGGTGAACTCGTCCTTCGCGGTCACGTCCGAGAGCGGCACGATCTGCACACCGTCCTTCTTCCCGCCCGGAATGTGCATGAACAGGTTGCGGAAGTTCCCCCGGCCCTTGGCGCTCTTGAGCTGATCGGTGATCGCGTCCGCCATCTGCGTGTCGGCCAGCGGTTCGGAAAGGTAGAAGACGAAGCCCGCGTGCGCCCCGTTGAGGTAGTATTTCCGGCGGAACAGCGTGGCGTTCTCGTTGAGCAGGCCCGATTGCAGCGCCGACAGCCACTCCGGCATCCCGAAGATTTCCTGCGCCACGTCCGGCTGCTGCAGGTGGAAGATGCGGCCGATCGGGAATTCGTGGATGTCGCCCATCGGACCGTTCACGAACCAGTACTTGCCCGCCTCGATGCCCGGCCGCGTGTGCAGCGCCGGGGCATGGTCTGCCCGGGCAAGCCCGCCCGCCATGTTCGGCACATGTTCCAGATAGCCGTTGCCCATTTGGAGGAAGTCGAGCGCGAACCGTTCGAAAGCATCGGAGCCAAGCCAGCGAGACGGTGTCTGCTGGGCAACCAGAATGTTCACTTTCAGCGCGATCGCACTGCGGTGATAGGGGCTCATGTTGAAGGTCTGGGCCAGCTTGCCCATCGGCAGCGGCGGCTCGTACCAGCGGCCGTTGTGCCACATCTCGAAGTACTGGCTCAGCTCGCGGCTATCGATCACGCTTTCGGGATCGCCGAAGCGGAAAGCGGTCACGGTCGGGCTGGCCTTGGCGGCCTGCCCCTCTGCATGCGCCACGGGGACAACATCGGTGGTCTCGGTCATGAAAACTCCTATCAGAAGGGGACCACGCGCCCGCTGCTGCCTTCACCGGCAGTGGCGACGTCCAGCGGCTCGTTGGAAAGTGCATTGAGAAGCGCCCATGCGACGTCGGCGTGGCCGATCTCGCCATTGCGCTTGGCGACGTAGGTGACGCCCTTTTGGCTCCCGGTCAGCGCCGGGCGGATCGCCATCAGCGCAGCCATGAGGTCCGTCCACTCCTGGTCGAACTCGATGCGCTGATTGCGGAAAATGTTCTGGCCCTTCATGACCAGCGCGGATTTGACGGCGACGGAATATTCGATCCTGCGGGCCATCGGGAACCACCTGGACACGATCTCCCACACCGCCTGACCATGGCCGGTGGTGTCGATCGCAATGTCCGTCACGCGGTAGCGCTGGGCCACTTTTTTGATGAAATCGGCCTGCCCTTCGAAATCGCGCCCGTTGAGCCGGTGCTTTTCCAGCACCCGGAACTTGCCCTTGCCCGCCTGTTCGGGCGGCGCCACCACCACCAGCGCCGCGTCGTCGCGCCCCTGCTTGTTGGGGTCGTACCCAATCCAGACCGGCAGATCGCCGAACGGGCGCCCGCCCGGTATCTCGATCAGCGCAGGCTTGAAATCGCGCCACCTGTAGAAGCTGTCCACGCGCGCCGGGGCGATCCGGTTGAACGGGAAGCTGCTTTCGGAATCGTCTACGTCCTCGCACTCGTAGAGGTTGCGGAACGCCTCCTCCGAATACTTGGCCCGCTGCATCTCCACGTCGACCAGTTTGGCCAGGCCCATCTTGCAGGCGTCGTGGATCGTCAGGATCTGCTGCCAGCTTCCATCGGGCATGATGGCGCCGCGCCGCAGGTTCTTCAGGCTGATGTCGAACGGCTTTTGCGCGCGACGATCGCGGCCCGCGTTCCACTCCTCGCCAGACCACCAGGCGTAACTCGCGTGCGTCTTGGTGGACGGCGTCGAGAAGTACGTTTCCTTGTAGATCTTGTGCGTGGTCATGCCGCTGGCCACGCGGTTCAGTTCCGCGAAGCCATGCACCCATGCGTATTCGTCGAAGTAGAGGTCGCCGCTTTCGCCCTGCGCCGTCGCCGAGTTGGTCGACAGGAAGTAGAACCCGACCTGATCGAGCGCGGGGCCGGTGGCATCGCCATCCTCGTCTTCCGGGTACTGCCCGGCAAAATCGAGGGTGATGATCTTGCCCTTGAGTTCCACGCCGGTGACGCGGCGAACCCATCCCGTGATCTCGCGCCGGAACTTGAGGGCCTGCCGCTCTGATGCGGAAAGGAAGATCTGGTTGCGCGGAGCTTCTTCGAGCGACAGCTCTTCTCGGCCCACACCGGCAAGCACAGCCTCGGCCACCTTGGCCAGCGCCTCGCGGGCGAAGTACCACGTCGCGCCGACCTGACGGCTCTTCCGGATCTTGCGGGTGCGCTGATTGCGCTGTTCCCACCACAGTTCCTGGTATTCGAAATTGCGCTTGTGGAAGTCGTCAAGCAGCGCCTGCCACTGCTCCAGCGTCAGGAAATTCTTGCGCTTCTCCGCACGCTTGGCCTTGGCCTGATCGTTGTTCCGATTGCCGACCTTGGGGTTGAGATCGCCCTCCCGGCCGGTCTCGTTGTACTTGCGGATCCGCGCCGTCCGCTCAAGCTGGCGCGTCAGGAAGTCGATACGCTTCATGTCCCCTTCGGTCAGGGGCTCCTTGTCGAGCAGGTTGGCAACCTTCACCTCGATCCGGTCGTCGATGATGTCCACCGCTGGATGGGTCTCCCACCCATCCCGGCGCGACCAGCTCGCCAGCGTGTTGTAATTGACCCCCAGCTCCTCCTCGATCTGGGTCAGTTGCCACCCGCGCCAGAATAGCGAGCGGGCTTCCCGGCGCAGGGCACGCCCCACCTGACGGCTAACCGTCGCAGCGTTCTTCGCGCTTTTGGCAGGGCGGGCATTGGGCATGACCATGCCATGCACCGGCACCGCCCCCCTCGGGCATGGCCTGCGCGGGTAAAGCCCAGCGTCACCGCGCCCGCGCGTTGCGAGAATGCAGGCGGTCGGGCTTCAAGTCCTCATCGAACGCCGGGCGCCGTAATCGCCCAGATCAGGACCGAACGCGGAGCCCGAACCATGAAGACCAAAGCCTTCCTTCTCGCCACTTCCGGCCCGACCGTGGACGGCCGCAACATTGAGCCCAAGCTGCTCACTGAAATGGCGGAAAGCTACAACCCGAAGACCTACGGCGCGCGTCTCAACATCGAGCATATTCGCGGCGCAACCGGGCAGGCCCCGTTCCGCGCGTTCGGCGACGTGACCGAACTTTCAACGGCCGAGGTCGAGGTCGATTTCAACGGCAAGAAGGAAAAGCGCACCGGCCTCTACGGCGTGTTCGACATCAACGAGGATGCCAAGGCGCTCAACGATGCCGGCCAGAAGGTCTATCCCTCGATCGAGATCGAGCCCAACTTCGCGGGAAAGGGCTTCGCTTACCTCATGGGCTGCGCGCTCACCGACAGCCCAGCCTCGATCGCCACCGAACGCCTGCAGTTCAACCGCCAGCTCCCCGGCACCGAAGTCTATTCGCGCGACATCGCCGACACTATCGAGTTCGCCAACGAAGGCAGCAGTGCCAGCGGCGACAGCTTCCTGACCAAGTTCGGCGCCATGCTCGATAGCTTCTCGGCCAAGTTCACCCCTCCGAAGGCCGAAGTTACCCCGCCCAAGGAAGCGGAACCCTCAGCACCGGCCGCGTTCGATTTCAGCCAGATCAAGGTGCTCTTCGGCGAACTCGGCAAGTCCTTCTCGGACGAGATCGGCGCCCTCCGCACCGAACTCCGCTCCGAGGTCGATGCCATCGGCGTAAAGCTGAGCAAGGTCGAGAAGGTGCAGGAAGAAACCCCGTCCAACAAGTTCAGCCGCCGCCCCCCGAGTGATGGTGGCGCGGGCGATTTCGCCGGCGTCTTCTGAGCCGATCCATCCACCGCCGCCCCGCATTTTCTAAACAGGACCATAGACCATGGGTTACTCTCTCTCCGATCGCGGCCGCGAGCGCCTGGACGGCCTTTTCAATGCCATCGGGCATGCAAATGGCGTCACCAACATCGGCCGCCAGTTCTCCCTTTCGCCCACCAGCGAACAGCGCCTTGAGGATTTGCAGCGCGAAAGCGTCGGCTTCTTGTCGCGCATCAACATCATGCCGCGCCGCGATCTGATCGGCGAAGTTCTCGGCCTCGGCACCAACAACATGGTCGGTCGCCGCATTTCGCGCCCGAACCTGCCGCGCAAGCCCGCCTACGTGGGCAACCTGCAGGACCGCGAATACAAGCTCTACAGCACGCTGTTCGACACGTACCTGCCGTGGGAAGTCATCGATGCATGGTCGAAGTTCCCTGACTTCGCCCAGCGCTATGCCAAGCACGTCGCCACCTCCATCGGCCTTACCCGCATCATGGTCGGTTGGAACGGCGTCGAAGCGGCGACGGATTCCGATCCCGAGGAGAACCCGCTTGGCGAAGACCTCAATATCGGTTGGCTGCAGAAGCTGCGCGTCGAAAAGGCCAGCCATGTCATGGGCCGCGAAACTGTCACCAACGGCGATGTCACGACCGCGACCGGCGCCGCCAAGCCGATCTACATCGGCAAGAACTCGGACACGGCAGACGGCGACTACAAGAACATCGACGCGCTCGCCTATGACCTGATCGCCGGCATGCCGAGCTACGCGCGCCAGTCAACCGATCATGTGGTGGTCGTCAGCCAGGATCTGGTGGACGAGAAGTACTTCCCGATGGTCAACCGCCCGCTTGCGGACACGATCGACGGTGGAAAGTCCACCAGCGACCAGACCGTTTCCGATATCGTCATGTCGTCCAAGCAGATCGGCGGCCGTCCGGCAGCTATCGCGCCTTTCTTCCCCGAAGGCACGATGCTGATCACGCCGCTGGGCAAGCCCAATGCGGAAAACAGCTCGAACCTGTCGATGTACTACCAGGAGGAATCGCGCCGCCGGTACATCAAGGATGAACCGGAAAACATGGCGGGCCTGGTCGACTACAACTCGGTCAACGAAGGCTACGTGATCGAAGACACCGACTTCGCCGTGATGGCCGAGAACATCACCTTCGGTGACCGCCCCTAATACCACCCCGGAGAGGGCATTGATGGCGGAATGCTGGCATCCGGGCCGGCATCCGCAAGAGCCCAGAACATAGGCCGGGGGCAGATGGTTTCGCACCTTCCTGTCTGCGGCGGCCGCCGCCGGATATGCGGCCATTTCCCCAGATCATAGGAGAGCCCCGCATGGTCAGCCCCTTCCGTCGCCATCAGCAGATGGTCCGTGGCCTCAAGAGCGCGGGCCCCAACCACGTCAGCCATCGCGCTGCACCGGCCGAACCCAAGCCGGACAGCGAAGCCGGCCTCGAATACGCCACGCTGCGCGTCGTGCTGCACGACAACATCCGCACGATGCACGACATCGATTCGGTCGAAGCACGCAACCCGATGAAGGCCGAATTCGCCAAGACGTTCGCGGACTGGATCGAAGGCGTCCTCACTGCCGGCGAACAGGGACTGGCCGCGCAGGACGAAATCCTCGTGACCAACATGATCTGGGCGCTGGACTACCGCGACTACGATTACGCGTTGCGGATCGGTGCCCACGTCATCAAGTTCGGCCTCGTCCTGCCCGAACGCTTCAAGCGCACCCCCGCGTGCTTCCTCGCCGAAAGCTTTGCCGATACCGCGCTGGAGCAGCACGAACTCATCTCGCTCGAACAGCTCTTGCACGTCCTGGCACTGGTGGACGGCGCCGACATGCCCGATCAAGCCAAGGCCAAGCTGCACAAGGCCATCGGCCGCGCCTACGACCGCAAGGCCGAGGATCTCGATCCCGCCGCCGACAATGCGCCCGCCGGTGGGAAGGCGGCTTTCGTCACGGAAGCGCTCGTCCATCTCAACCGTGCCCGCGTGCTGGATCCCGGCGTCGGCGTGAAGACCGATATCAAGCGCCTCGACGCCCAGCTCAAGAAGCTGACGCCCACAGGCGCCCCCACCGAATAACGGACCGCCCCACGGCGCTCGGGGGGCGGACGGTCTGATCGGGATCCGCTTGCGGCCATGCCGAACCAAACCGTCCCCACCCCCCGAAAACCGCTCTCGCCCTCGCCAAAGGATCGCCCATGACCGGCCTGATCGCCTTTCCCGCCCCAGAAGCCGATTCGCCTGATGCGCAGGTTGTGGCCGATGGCTGGTTCCCCCCGGTCAAGCTCGCCGCCGTGCGCGACGTGATCCGCATTGGCGATGGCACCGTGCCCGAACCCCGGCTCACCGCCGCAATCGAAGGCGGGATGCTGCATGCCTTCCGCGAATTGTCGCAATGGCGCAGCGCCCGCGTCGCCGAGGGCGCCGCCTCGCTTGCCGCCGTCACCACCACCACGATCAACGACCGCAACATCGCGGAGGTCCTGTGGGAGCGCGTGGTGCGCTATTTCGCCGGGGCCGAGCTGTACGACCAGTACCGCGATATCTCGGCCACTGACGACGGCCTCGACCGCGCGGCCGAGAAGGATACCTCGGCTGACGATCAGCGAGCGCTGGCGCTCGGCGCCGTGGCGGACCTCCGCAGCATCGGCGCCGACAAGCCGGTGCCGCGCAACCGGGTGGAACTTATCTGATGAAGAGCATGCGTATTTATCGCGTCGGCTCGAAAGCCATCGTGATCGAGGAAATCTCGCACTGGTGGGTCGCGCCGATGGCAATTGGCGGCCCCTCTCTGTGCATCTCCATGCGCAACGGCAAGCAGATCAGTCTTGAGGTCACGGACACGCCAGACGGCTCCGATGGTTATGCGATCGAAGCGGCCCTGATCGAATTTATTAGCAGGTTTTGACATGATGTCCGGCGATGAACGTTTGACCGATGAGGAACACGCTCTGGTCACGATGATTGGCGAAGTCTGGAACGCGTTTCTAAAACTACCCGAAGAGCATGTGCGGGATCGCGCCGAATTCTGTAACAAGGTCCATGATCTGCAGTACATGATCCTCGGTCGCCCGGCTCGCCGCGCGATCAATCACCCGGCACAGCAATGACCACGACCGCCACCGCGCTCGACGGTGACACCGTGGACGCCATTTGCTGGCGCGAGCTGGGCCGCACGCGCGGCGTTACCGAACAGGTGCTGGCGCTCAATCCCGGCCTTGCCGCGCTCGGCACGCGCCTGCCCGCCGGAACCGTGGTCACCTTGCCGGACCTCGCCACCGCCGCGCCCGCCATCCTCGAAACCGTCAAGCTCTGGGACTGACCCATGCGCAAGATCGAAACCCTGCGCGACGCCATCTATGGCGCGCTGCCCGAACTGAAGCGCGATCCTGATCGCATCCGCATCTGGATCGAGCGCGGCTCCGCGAAATCCACGCTGACCGAGAATCGCGGCCTCTGCTTTGCATTCCAGCTCAACGTCCTGGTCGTGGAGATGGCCACCGATCTTGCCGTCCTGGCGCTGGCCGTGTTCATGTGGCTGCGCACCAATCAGCCGGAACTGATGGTGCCGAACGCCGAAGGTTTCAGCTTCGACGCTGATATCCTCGACAACAAGACTGCCGACGTTCTGATCCAACTTCAGCTTGATCAGGTGGTGGTCGCTACGCCCAATCCCGATGGCAGCGTTGCGCTTGATTATCGCGGCGAGCCCGATCCGCTGTTCACGGATCCGCTCAGCATCACTGGCACGCAGCCGCCCCCGGCGCTGACCGGCTTCGAGGCGACCGAAGACCTGCCACCTTGGGACGATTGAGCCCGTGGCCGAAGACCTGAACCAGTTTAGCGAGTGGTTTGGCCGCATCCTTGCGGGGCTGGAACCTGCACAGATGCGGCGCGGCTCCCTCAAACTGGGACAGGCGCTACGCCTCGCGAACGTGAAGCGCATTGCCGAAAACGTGGAGCCGGACGGCCGCCCCATGGAGCCGCGCAAGCCCCGCAAGGACAGGCGCGGGCGCCTTCGCAGGCGCCAGACCGGCAAGATGTTCAAGGGCCTGCGCCGCCTCCGAAACTGGAAAATCGACGCGGACGAGGGCGGAGTCGAAATCCGGCCCGCATCCGGCAACGTGGACCGCGTCGCATCGGTCAGCCAGTTCGGCGAAACCACGACGATTGGCTACCGCCCGAACCATTCCCCGATCCGCGCCCGCTACCCCATCCGCCGCCTGCTCGGCTTCGCGCCAAGCGATGAGCGCATCGTGATGGAAGTCGCCGAATCCCTGATCGAACCGGGTAAATAGTTCAAATTGTATTTACGATTAGTGCTTGACGCCATGTCAAATCGTAACTACAAAAAACCCATGATCATCGTATGGGACGAACCGAAGCGCATCGTGAACCTTGCCAAGCACGGCATTGACTTCGCGGACATTGGCGAGGATTTCTTCGCTTCGGCGCTGGTTCGCGAAGCCAAGGATGGCCGCTTCGCTGCCATCGGGCGCATGAACGGCGTTATCGCGGTGATCTTCGCCACGCTGGGCACCGAAGGCATCTCGATCATTTCGGCCCGCCCCGCCAGCAAGAACGAACGGAGGCTGATGTCATGACCGAACCCAAGATCACACAGGCCGACATGGACGCGGTCAGCGACAACCCGGAATGGACGGAAGCGGATATCGCCAAGGCCGTACCCTTCGCCGAAGCGTTCCCGCATCTGGCGAAGACCATGCGCGCACGCGGAGCGCAGAAGGCTCCGACGAAGGTCAGCACCACGATCCGGCTTTCGCCCGAGGTTGTGGACTTTTTCAAGAAGGGCGGGCCGGGCTGGCAATCGCGCATCGATGACGCCCTGCGCGAAATAGTCGCCAAACACTGAGTTTTCACGCGGTGATCGGGGGAGCCCCGATCCGCAAGCCGGTCGGCGCATGTTGTCTCGCCCGGGCCGCTAGGTAGCGCCAGCCTCTACCCCCACATACCCTACCGCGCGCGTGTGAAGCTGGACCATGCCATGGGCCATGGTCGGATCAATCGCCTCCTCGCCCTCGGTGGACCTTTCCGCGCTGCCCCCGCCGGTATCGGTCGATACGCCGGACTATGAAACGCGGCTCGCGGGCAAGCTTGCCCGCCTGATCTCGTTGATGCCCGAATTCTCCGCGCTGGTGGAAAGCGATCCGGCAATGATCCTGCTGGAGTCGGACAGCTACGACGAAACGGTCCTTGTCCAGTCGTTCGCCGATACCGGCCGCGCGCTGCTGCTGGCCTTTGCCACCGGGGCGAACCTCGATCATCTCGCGCGATCGTGGACTGCCCGCGCCTGGTCGTCACCCCGGCCACGGACACGGCGGCCGCCGTCATGGAAAAGGATGCGCCCTACAAGCTGCGTATCCAGCTTGCGCCGCACCGCTTCTCCGTTGCCGGTCCCGAGCTGGCCTACAAATTCCACGCCATGTCGGCGCATGGTGATGTCGCAGACGTTTCGGCCGAATCCCCGGAGCCGGAGGATATCCGGTCGCTGGTGCTGGACGTGCTTGCCGCCCATGCCGCATCCGATGCTCTCGTAGCGGACATGACCGCCGCGCTGGACGCGGCAGACTGGCCGGGCGATGTGAACATCACCGTGATGTCGAACAGCGGCACGGGCGTGCCCCCGGCCGCAGTCGTGGCCGCTGTGGACAGCGCGCTTCAGGGCGACGTCCGCCCGATGACCGATCGCGTGCGGGTCCGCCCGGCAGAACGGATCGGCTACGATATCGAAGCCCGCATCTATCCCTTCGCCGGGCCTGACCAGGACTTGATCCTTGAAACGGCCCTGGCGAAGCTCGATGCCTACCTGAAGGAAGCCCGGCGGCTCGGCCGCGATATCGAACCGTCAGCGCACACGGCGGCACTGTTCGTGGGCAATGTCGCCCGCGTCGAACTGATCTCCCCGGCCGTAGACGGTCCTATAGACCTGTCGCAGTTCGCCGACGCGGACACGATCGATGTCTCCATCGGGGGCACTGTCTGGTGACCAGCCTGCTTCCGCCCAACTCCACTGCCGCCGAAATCGCCCTTGAACAGGCGCTTCTGGTCCGCGTCGATCTGTCCAGGGTTGCCGCGCTCAAGAACCCGTTTGCCTGTCAGGCAGACGTCTTGCCTTTCCTTGGATGGGAACTGGCGATCAGCCATTGGGATACGACGTGGACCGTCGCCGAAAAGCGTGCAGCAGTGGCGGGGGCCGTGGCCTTCCACAAACGCAAGGGCACGCGCGCCGCTGTTGAGGAAGTGCTCGCCCGCTTCCATCCGCTGCTGTCGGTTGTCGAATGGTGGCAGATGGACCCGGTGGGCGTTCCCCATACCTTCGAAGTGCGCGCCCCGGCGCTGGAGATCGGCGCCGAGTTCCTGACCGCCGAGACGGCAGAATCCATCATCCGCGATGTGGCCGCCGCCAAGCCGCTGCGCTCCCACTTCGATTTCGTCCAGTCGCTGGAAGCACAGGCCACTCTGTTCATGGCCGCTGGCGGGCTCGCCGGGGGCACGCACCGCGCCGACTACCAGGCGCAGCACGATGCAAGCCGCGACTGGTCGCTCGTCCTTCAAACCGAAATCGGTGAGCCCGTTCTGACCGAGGACGGGCTCGATTATCTGGAGACCCATTGATGGCCTCGCTTGCCCTCAAGCTGACTGACGCGGGCCTTGCCGCCGTGCAGGGCGCCGCCGGCTCCGACAAGGTGGTCCTGTCCCACCTTGGCCTCACCGCCACCCCGTTCGACTATGCCCCCACGCTCACCGTGCTGCCGGGCGAATTCAAGCGGATCGATGTGACATCCGGCCTCGCGGCGGCGGCAAACATCACGCACCTCACCGCCTACGACTATTCCGCCGATGTGTGGTCCGCCACCGGGCTTGGCCTGTTCATGTCGGACGGCGTGCTCTTTGCGATCTATACCGGCGCCGACGTGATCCTGAGCAAGGCGGCGCTGGCCTTCGCCCTGCTGGCTTTCGATATCTCGTTCGGCAGCGACGTTGCCGCGAACATCGAATACGGGAACGCCCTGTTCACGAACCCGCCCGCCACCACGGAAATGCGCGGCGTGGTGGAACTGGCCACGCTGGCCGAAGCCAAGGCCGGGCTGGACGAACTGCGTGCGCTCACGGCCGCCGTCGCCAAGGCATCGCTGCTCGATTGGCTGGGCTTCACGCCGCTCGATGCCGATGCCTACACCGCCGCCGATGTGCTCGCGAAGCTGCTGACCGTCCATGGTGCCGGGTCCGCGCTCGATGCCGATCTTCTCGATGGCTTCCACGGCTCTGCATATGACCGGATCGTCGAAAGAAGCCTGATCGAGAACGGCGGCTATGAGGTCTACGCCTCGGGCAAGAAGGTGACTTGGGGGAAAGTCGATATCCCCCAGGACACTTACGTCACCTTCAATCTGCCGGTGGCCCACACCGAATGGGTCAATCCATCGCTCGCCGTCAGCACGGCGGGCGGCATCACCGACGTCCAGGACAACACCGGCATCACCGCCATCGTTGGCGCCCCGCCCACCGGCATCCGCCTTTGGAATGCCGACAACCGCACGATCACCGTGTGGATCCGCACGATCGGCGTCTGAGAGAGCGATACGATGACCAAGATTTCCCTGCTTCCCAATGCCGACACCGTGACCGGCACCGAACTCGTCCCGTTCGTGAAGGACGGCGCGATGGTGAAGGCACCGCTCGCGACGGTCTTCGGCTCGCGCCAGCTCGATGCGGCGGCCACCTTCGATTCCGCACTCCAGTCCCTGATCGAAGGGCCGCTGGGCGAAGTCCATCTGGCGGTGAACGCCAAGGGCGAAATGGTTCTGGTGGGCAACCGCAACCTGACGACCGAACTGGACGGCATCGTCACCAGGTTCGCGGCCGTCGATAACCGGCTGAACGACAGCGCATATGCCGCCCTGCCGGACGGTAGCCCCCGGTTCTTCTGTGAAGACGCGCTGGGCATGGTCGTGGGGCCGAACGGCGAGGACATTCACCGCAAGGTGACGCTGCCGAACGGTACCACCGAAGACCAGCGCCGCTACAATGACATGATCGAGGGCCTGCTCTACCGTTCGCGCGAATTCCCGATCCTGTTCTCGTCCAACGCGCAGTGGCCCGCCTCCATCCGGGGCACCACCAGCTATGTGCGCATCCCCGCCTTCGCGGTGGGCAAGGACAAGGTGCTGTTCGTCGGCGAAGGCCGCGTGGGCGCCAGCAGCGATGCCGCCACCCGCCGCGTGATCGCGCGCGTGCTCACCTTCGAACAGGTGCGCTGGATCGAAAAGACGATCCGCACCGATCCCACCGCCAGCTTCCTGACGATGCTGGAAACCCTTTCGGCCACCAACCCGCAGTTCGAACTGATGCGCGAAGCGGACGAGGTTTCGACCCTTGGCTATGGCTTCGCCGATCCGGCGCCGGTTTATGACCCGGTGGCGGACGTCTGGTGGCTGATGGCGGGCCGCCGCATCCCGCAGCAGATCGTGGGCATCTACAGCGATGACAATCTGCTGACGTGGAAGGGACAGGCGGATACTCCGCTGGCCCTGCCGATCAGCGGCGAAAACGCCAAGCAGATGCTGACGCTGGGGCAGGACAACCTGTTCTGCCCGGCGCACGGCATCGCTACCCGCGAAGGGCGGCTGTTCTATCCCATTCGCGGCAATCAGGGCCTGAGCCTTGCCACGCTGGACCGCGCCGACACCAGCGAGACGCCCCACGGCACGTGGAAGCGCTCGTTCACGATGCCTTCTGCCGATGCCGCGCTGGCGGGCATCCCCACGTCCGAACAGTCGATCTGCCAGCTTCCCGAGGATGCCGGGCGCCTCATGGTCAATTCCCGCTATGCGGACGGCCTGCGCTACACGATCATCTACAACGCCGAAGGCACGCAGATGCTGGATCATTACCCCGAGCCATCGCTGCCGGACATCGTGGCGGCCGGGGCGATCCTAACCTTCGACGGCGGGGACGGCGTGCCGCGCGTGATCGTGTCCAACAACCAGGCGCCGCGCGTGGACGAAACCACGTCCGAGCTTCGCTACAACCTCACCCTGTCGATCAGCTACCGGTTGGGTGCGCAGGGCTCATGGCTGAACAATGGGCCGCTCTACCGGCCGTCCGACGTGGCGTACCGGGATGTGCTCAACCGCAACGACACGAACTCCGATCTCGCCCGCAACACCGGGTACAGCGATCTGGGCCAGCTCGGCGATCGCATCCTCGACTTCAAGGAAGCCCGCGGCCTGTTCAGCAACGGCAACGCCGGCATGCACCACGCCTTCTTCCTCTCCTTCCATACCGTCCGGAGCCTCCTTGCATGAGCGTCCTGTCCAAGATCATCCGCAACCGCCAGATGCCCGTGGCGGGCGCCTTGGAAAAGGTCGGCCTCACCCGCTGGGAAATCGCCAATTACAAGGCCTCGCTCAAGACCGGCGTGCGCCTGGCGCTGGACGCTGGCTGGCGCGGCGATGCCAGCAACATGGACATGTCCGCGCAGATGCAGATGGCGCTCGATGCCGCCGCCGCAGCCGGGGATGCGCTGGCCAGCTGCTATGCCTTCGTCGATCCGTGGCTGTGCAATCCGCGCGCGGCGGGGAGCGTCTACATGAAGAACATGTACAGCCTGGCGCCCTATGCGCTGAGGCTGGATCAGGCGACCGAGGCCAACCAGCCCGGCGCGGCCACCGTGTCGCAGCGACCGATCATCGACATGACGATCAACGGGCAGGCCGCCTCGGTGCTGACCGGCGCGCTGCCCGGCGCGCTGGCGCTGACCAACGAATGCACGATCATGCTGGCCGTGAAGCCCAAGACCGCGATGGGCGCGAACCGCACGATGTTCGCCCTGCGCACCGGCAACGCCAAGGACTTCCTCCAGCTGGGCATCACCGCCGATGGCTCGACCTACTATGCCGTGATCCGGCGCTTGGGCGGCGGGACCAGCTGGACACTGACCGAAGCCGCGCCGGTGGCGCTGGCCAACCGCAAATGGGGCATCCTTGAAATCGCGGTGGACTACCTGAACGACAACGCCACCCTGCTGATGGACGGCGTGGCCATCGCCACGGTCGCGGGCTTTTCGGCGGCGCCGGGCGCGCTGGTCAATCAGGTGACCATGGACATGCTCTATGGCGGCAACGGCGGATCGGGGAAGGCGAACTGCCTGTTCTCCACTTTCGCGATCCTGCCCACGATCGATGCCGCCACCCGCGCCGCAGTGCGCGCCGCCATCAGGGCCGCCAACCCGCAGATCGGAAGCTGAGCCATGAAGCTGGACGATTTCCTGCTCTGGCTGATGTCGCTGTTCGGCGGGATGGCCCTGTGCGGCGCGCGGCTTGGCTGGATGCTGTTCGGCGTCGCGCCCGAACCGCCATCGGACCCGGTGGCGTTCGGCCTCTGGCAGCGCAAGCGCCGCTGGCTGGTGTTCTCCGAACTGTCGGCCCTGCCAGCTTTCGCCACCCTGTCCGTCGTCATCGGGCGGCTGCGCGATTGGCCGATGGAGGGCGTGGTCCTGCTCTCCATGGTGCTGGGCGCCCTCGGCTTCGCCTTCTTCCTCGATGCGCTGCAGACGATCGTTCGCAAGCGTGTGGGCATGGACGAAGGCGCGCCCAAGGATGCCACGCCGTGAACGACCCGTTCGCCCTCGTGGTCACGCTTTCGCTTGCCGCGTCCGGCTTCGGATACTGGCGGGTGCTGCGGCTCCACCTTCGCATGACCGCGCTCGATCCGCTGGCCCGGCCGCTGATCTCCCACCTCCTCGACTACCTCGCGCACCGAAAGGAAAAGCGCCATGACTGACGCACGCACCCTCGGCCCGAAGGGCAAGGCCCTGATCCACAAGTGGGAAGGCTGCGCAAAAAAGCGCGCCGATGGCCGCTTCGAAGCCTATCCCGACCCCGGCAGCAAGGATGGCAAGCCCTGGACGATCGGTTGGGGATCGACCGGGCCGGACATCGCCAAGGGCACCGTCTGGACACAGGCGCAGTGCGATGCGCGGTTCGAGCGCGAAATCGTGCGCTATGTGAACGAGGTCGCCAAGGCCATCGGTTCCGCCCCGACCACGCCCAACCAGTTCGATGCACTGGTCTCGTTCCACTACAACACCGGGGCCATCTTCAAGGCCACGCTGACGAAGCTGCACGTCGCCGGGAAGCATGCCGGGGCAGCGGCCGAGTTCGGCAAGTGGATCAACAACGACGGCAAGCCGCTGGAAGGCCTGCGCCGCCGCCGCGCCGATGAGGCCGCGCTCTATCAGGCCGCCGCGTGATGGGGGCGCTGCCTCTCGCCGCTATCGCGAAATCTGTCCTCTCGTGGGCATGGGGCGCGATCTGGCGGCATCGCGGGGTGATCGCCCTTGGCATCGCCGCAATCGCTTTGTGGGCCGAATGCGGGCAGCTGACGGCAGAGCGCGACGCGGCGAACCAGAAGGCGGCGGCCGAGAAGACTGCCCACCAGAGGACGAAGGACGATTATCGCGCGGCCCAGGCAGAGGCGGCGCGGCTCGATGCCGAACGGATCGCGCGCGAAATGGCGCGCCAGCAGGAGATCAACGATGCCGCTTCGAAGGATTATGCGCAGCGCCTTGCCGCTTTGCGCGCTCGCTATCAGCGCCTGCTCGACGGCGCCAAAGCCGGAAGCCCCGCTGGCAGTGCGAGCGCAGGCATCGCAGTGCCCGGCCTACCCGCTTCCCCCGGCGGAACTGCTCAGGCGCCCGACATACGACTGGCTGGCGCCCCTGCGGAATGCCTCGGCCCAAGCGAACGATTGATCGCGGCAGAACAGGCGATGCAGCTTGATGCGCTGATAGCTGCCGTAGTGGCATTGGGGGAGGGCCGACTCTGAAGCTTGATTTAGTTTGTACGCTATTGCCCGACTCTGGGGAGCCAAATTTCAAGCTGCCCCGAAGGTGATGGCAAAGGGACGCGCTTCATGATCGCGTTGGAGTATGTCAGCTTAAGTATTGTAAGTGCCTGCTGAGCCAGTCCTTCGTCAGCGACGTTAAAATATCTTACCTGTGCCAATGTTGGCATTTTCTGAGAATCAATTGCTTCGATGCCCTGCGCTACCTGCGAGGGCAAAGCACCCAGAGCAGCTCGAACAGCAGTTCCGTTGCCGGAGGTGTCCGCTTTGTCGCGTTGGATGTAGATTTTTCCAGCTTGGCTGGCACTAGGTCCGGGAGACGGAATGGCACTTTGTATGGTTCCGCTCTGATCGATAGTCAGCTGTGATACTACTTGTAGGAACTGAGTTGGCTCTTCGTCAGTAAAACTTAATGATGCGTTGCCTGATCCAAAATTTAAATCAAACGAACCTATCTTATTGAATCCGATTTTCACTTCTTTGTTGGACTCTTTCTTGAGTTCAAATGTTCTTTTTCCTTCTATGTAGCCTCTTACTAGCCACGCATCTGTCGAAGAAATTGCGTCGCGACATTCTTTTGAGGACATTAGGCGTTTTAGATCGTTATCTGACAGAAAGCCGGTCTGTGTGCCGCTGAATGTTAAAGTGCTATTATCGGTATTGCTAAAATCCACACCCGCAGAGGCAACCTTGGCAACGGCGTTGCTATCAAGGCCAAAATTGAACCCGGTCTTCTGCATCAAAAGGTAGTCGGGAAAGATATTGGGCGAGGAGACTTTCGGTGGCTCCGCAATCTGACATGCATTGTAATCCACGGGAATCGATGTCCCCCGTCGGATAAGCGTTCCAATGGGATATGCGTTGCCAGTTACGATGACCTGAAAGTCGGGCGACCCTGGTCGATCTCCGTTAAATTTTGTCGCCGCGCGCATGGCGAGGCGCGCCATCAACTCATCTGCCGTACTTACGGTTTCCAGATAATTCTTTCCTCCTCCTTTAGCTCCGGGGTTAGGCGTGGTGCAGGAGGTTGATAGCGTGGCGGCCATAAGGCAGGCAGCGATAGCTGGCAGTCTCTCCATCACAATGATCCCCTGATATATTATCTTTTTATAAAGTGCTCCGGGGGGATTTAAATCAATTACCAATTTTGATTATAAGAAGGAAATTTGGAAACTTATAAAAAATACTGGTAATTAGGTGTCTTACGCGGTTTTTGGCGGTCCGCTCACTGCAGTGCCCGCCTGAACGTCCTTGTGCCGATGGTCCTTCAGGCTGATGCCATCCGCCACCACGTCGCCGGTCACTGTCACCGTGCCCTCGATAGTCACTGCGCCCGTGATCCTGATCCCTCCCGTGGCTATGATCGCAGCCGTCGCGCCGGCCGGCAGCTCCGCAAGCAGGGCGTGCCCTTCCGGGTCATACGAGATCCGCGCGCCGTCCTTGAACTTCATCCCTTCCGTCAGGCTGGACCATCCGGGAGGGAACGCATCTTGCGTCAGGCCAAGCAATGCCACGGCCGCCGCGATCTGTCCGTCGGGCACCAGCAGCACGACCTGTTCGCCTACCGTTGGCGGGGACCACACCTGCGTGTCGCCTGCGCGGGGCATCAGCCAGCGAATCGGCGGCGTCACGGCAGCGCCTTCTCCATCTTCCTCGTCGCCATAGTCCACCGTGCAGCGCGGCGGATCCAGCGTGACGCTGGCGATCGTGCCCAGACGGATCAGCTCCGACACGTCGGCGGGGATGTCTTCCTGGTCTTTCATCGGTGCGCTGTGCCTTGTGATGGGGCGGGAAGGGCAGGATTACCCCGCCGAGCGCCGACAAGCGCGGGGGGCGGCAGGTAACGCTGCCCTCTACCCCGGCGGCCTCTGGTTTTCGCGCCCGCGACCGGGCTTGGTGCTTCCCATGATCGGGATGAACGCCACGACCGGAAAAGCCCTGGACGGTACCGCGCACCTTGCGCAGTCCATCGGCAAGATCCTTTGCACCCCGCTGGGCACCCGGGTGATGCGCCGCGACTTCGGCTCAATGCTGTTCGACCTGATCGACCGTCCCATAAACGCCGCCACCGTGATGCTGCTGCGTGCGGCTACGGCCGTGGCCCTGCGGCAGTGGGAACCCCGCATCGCCATCAGCAAGGTCGACATTTCGGGCACCTTCGCGGCGGGCAATCTCACGATCTCGATTTCGGGCAAGCGCACGGATGTGGCTGCGCCGAATTCGAAGGTCACCCTTTCCATTCCCATCGCGAGCTGAGGAAGCCCTGATGACCCACGGCCTGACCATTACCGAATCGTCCGACAGCACCGTCTCGGCTTCGCCCGCCAGCATGGCGGTGATCGGCCTGATCGCCACCAGCATGGCCGGCGCCGGGGACGTTGCCGCCGATATCGATGCAGCCTTCCCTCTCAACACTCCGGTCCTGGTCACCAGCGTCGATATCTCGGCGGGCAAGGCCGGGAGCCTCGGCACGCTGAAGAGGTCGCTTGAGGCTATCGGCGACCAGTCGAGCCCGATCGTCGTCGTCGTCCGCGTGGAAGAGGGCGATGATCAGGCGGGAACCGACGCCAACGTGATCGGCACCACCACCGCCACCGGCCAGAAGACCGGCATGCAGGCCCTGCTTGCGGCCAAGGCGCTGCTCGGCGTCGCTCCTCGCATCCTCGGCGCACCCGGCCTCGATACGCAGGCCGTCACCACCGAACTGGTCATCGCGGCCAAGAAGCTGCGCGGCATGGCCTATGCCCGCGCGATCGGCGAAACCGTGGCCGCTGCCGTCACCTATCGCGACAACTTCTCGGCGCGCGAGCTGATGCTGTTCTGGCCGGACACCAACGACTGGAGCGGCGATGCCGTTGCCCGCGTCCTCGGCCTGCGCGCCCGGATCGATGAAGAGACCGGATGGCACAAGACGATTTCGAACGTGGCGATGGACGGTGTGCTGGCGATCACGAAGGACGTTCACTTCGATCTGCTGGATTCGTCTACCGATGCCGGCGTTCTGAATGATGCCCCGGTCACCACGTTCGTCCGCACGGACGGCTATCGCCCTTGGGGCAACCGCACCACGGCGGGCGATGATGAACCGGACTTTGCCTTCGAAAGCGCCGTGCGTACCAGCTTTGCGCTGCAGGACGTGATCGCCACCACCATCCAGCCCTTCGTGGACAAGCCCATGACTGTGGGCCTGATCAAGAACCTGCTGGAAAAGATGAACGCCGCAGCCCGCGCGCTCAAAGCCGCCGGGAAGATCGTCGGCGCAGAATTCTTTTTCGATCGGGACAAGAACTCGTCCGCGCAGCTCGCCGCCGGCAAGCCCAACTTCCGTTTCCGCTACACCCCCTGCGCACCGATGGAGAACCCTACCATCGATCTGCAGATCACGGACTATTACTACTCGGACTTCGCCGACCAGTTGGTCTGAGCCCGAGCCCATCCCCTCTTTCTGAAAGGATTCGGCCATGGGCCTGCCGCGCAAGCTCGTGAACATGAATGGTTTCGTCGATGGCGAGGGTTACCTCGGCGTCATCTCGGAATTCGAACAGCCCAAGCTGGCCATCGCTACCGAAGATCATCGGGGCGGCGGCATGCTGGGGGCGGTCAAGCTCGATATGGGGCTTGAGGCTCTGGAAGCCACGATGACCATGGCTGGCCACGTTGCCGCGCTGATCCGCATGTTCGGCACCGCGGCTATCGACGGTGTGCAGCTGCGCCTGGTCGGCGCCTATCGCGCCGATGACGGCACTGCCGCGCAAGCTGTCGAGATCTACCTCGGCGGCCGTTTCTCCGAAATCGACGAAGGCAAGGCGAAAGCCGGCGATGCCACCGAGCACAAATACACGCTCCCGGCCTCGTACTATCGCCGCGAGGTGGACGGCGTGGTCGAGGTGGAGATCGACATGATCAACGGCGTCTTCCTGGTGAACGGCATCGACCGTTACGCCGAGATCATGGCCATCCTCACCGGCTGATCCATTCGAGATTCACCGGGCGGTCCTTTGCGGGGCGCCGTCGCGGTGGTGGGCCGGGGAGGATCGGTAACCTCTCCCCCTCTCCGGCCTGATGCCCCGCCCGATCCACCGCAACGCAGGAGCCCCGCACATGGCAACCCAGCCCGATACCGCCGCTCAAAACGGCCTCGTCTTCGAAACCGTCACGCTCGCCACTCCGATCATCCGGGGCGAAACGCATATCACGTCGATCACGCTCAAGAAACCCATGGGCGGCGAGCTGCGCGGCCTTGCCCTGCAGGACTTGCTGCAGACGGACGTTACCGCAATCCTCAAGGTCATCCCCCGCATTTCCAATCCGCCGCTGCTGCAGGATGAGGCGGATCGACTGCCTGCGGACGATCTTGCCCAGATCGGCGGTACCATCCGTGGTTTTTTTCTGACCCCAGCGGAGCGGACAGCTCTCGAGGCAATGATCGCGGAACATCTGCCGAAGACCTGATGGCCGATATCGCGGCCGTCTTTCACTGGCCGCTTAGCGAGCTGTCCCGATTGCCGATCGACGAACTCTTCGATTGGCGTGAGCGCGCCATCGCGATCTGGAACCGAATGCAGGGCAAGGAAGGCGAGGAATGAGTAACAAGCTTTCCCTGATCGTGAACTTCCTCGGCGTAGACAAGATGTCCGGCTCGCTGCGCAACATCGTCGGCCTCGGCAACAAGGGATCGAAGTCGATCCGCTCGCTCACTGGCGAATCGAAGAAGCTGGAGCGTGAACTGGCCAAGGTCCGCCGAGAGCTGGGCAGCGCCGCCGGCAACATCACCGAACTCACGAACCGGGAGCGCGCGCTGGAACGCCAGATTGCCGGTACAAACGAGCAATTGCGCAACCAGCGCCGGCTCGCCGTGATCAACGCCGATCGCATGGCGATGCTGGGCAAGGCGCAGGAATGGAAGAACAAGGGCAAGGATAACCTCCTGGCGGGCGTGGCCATGTCGCTGCCGCTGGTCATGGCCACGAAACAGGCCATGACCTTCGAAAGCGCCATGGCCGATGTGCGCAAGGTGGTGAATTTCCCCAGCCCCAAGGCCTTCGCCCAGATGTCGGATGAAGTGCTGAACCTCAGCACCCGGATTCCGATGGCGGCCGAGGGTATCGCCGCGATCGTCGCCGCCGCTGGCCGCGCCAATATTCCCCGCAAGGAACTGCTCGGTTTCGCGGAAGACGCGGCGAAGATGGGCGTCGCCTTCGATATCTCGGGGGACGATGCCGGTAACATGATGGCGAAGTGGCGGACGGCCTTCTCCATGGGGCAGGGGGACGTGACGCGCCTGGCAGACCAGATCAATGCGCTGACCAATGCCTATGGCGGCAACGCCACTGCCGTTTCCGGCATCGTTACCCGCATCGGCGCACTGGGCGAAGTGGCCGGTGTCACCGCCCCGCAAGTCGCGGCCATGGCCCAGCTGCTCAACAGCGTGGGCGTGGAAGAGGAAGTAGCGGCCACCGGCATCAAGAACATGATGCTGGCGCTCACCAAGGGTGAATCGGCCACCAAAAGCCAGACCACGGCGCTGGACTCGCTCGGCCTGAAAGCTACCGACCTTGCCGAACGCATGCAGAAGGATGCCGGCGGGGCCATCACGGACGTGCTGCAGCGGCTCGCCAAGGTGCCCAAGGCCCAGCGGACGGGAATCCTGACCAACCTGTTCGGCTCAGAATCGGTGGGCGCGATCGCGCCGATGCTCACCAACCTCGGCAAGCTGCAGACGAACCTGCAACTGGTCGGTGACAAGGCGCAGTACGCCGGGTCGATGCAGGCCGAATACATGGCCCGCATCGCCACGACTGAAGGCGCCACCGGGCTGGCCCTGAACGCCTTGAAGGCGCTCAACATCACACTGGGGCAGGAACTGCTGCCCACGGTCATGTCGGCATCCACGAAGATCGTCTCGATCGCCAATTCGGTACGCGCCTGGTCCAAAGCTCATCCCCAGCTTGCCTCCGGCATCACGACCGTGCTGACCAGCCTTGTCGCCTTCCGCATCGGCCTTGGCGCCGCGCAGTTCGCGCTGGGCGGCCTGCTGGGGCCGTTTGCCAAGGTCATTCCCTTTTTCCGCAAGGTTGATGGCGCATCGCGCGCCGGGGCCCTGCTCGGCAGGTTCGCCAATGTCGCCATCAAGAGCGCTGGCCTTGCCGTGCGGGCCTTTGGCATGATGCGCGTGGCCGCCATGTTTCTTGCCCAGGGCGTGATGCGCGCGGGCATGATGATGATGGCCAACCCGATCGTCCTGGTCATCAGCCTGATCGTCGCCGCGCTCGCGGGAGCCGTGTACCTCGTCTACGCCCACTGGAGCCAGATCAGCGGCGCGTTCATGAAGGGCGTGGCTTGGGTGAAGAACGCCGTGCAAGGCCTGCCGGATTGGCTCAAGTCCATCGGCAGCATGATGATGCAGGGCCTGCTCATGGCGATCAACCCGATGGCGCTGGCGTGGAAACTGGTGGAGATGGCGAAGAACGGCGTCACCGCCTTCAGGAAGTACCTCGGCATCAAGTCTCCCTCCCGCGTCTTCATGGCCATGGGCGGGCATGTGGCAACCGGCCTTGAACATGGCATCGACAAGAACCGCCACGGCCCCACCCGTGCCGTGCGCCGTATGGCTACGGGCGTTGCCGCTGCCGGCGCGATCTCGCTCACCCCGATGGCCGCAGCCGCGCGCCCGGTCCAAGGTTCCGTTGGTGGTGCCGGAGCGGCCCCGATCGCGATCCATATCCACGCTGCGCCCGGCATGAACGTCGATGAACTGGTCGATGCCGCATTACGAAAGTTCAAACGCTTGCAGGCTCAGCAAGCTCGCAGCGAATATGTGGATCACTGATGGCTTCCGTCCCCTTCCTCTCGCCCGCCAAGCTGCTCACGCTGGGCATGTTCATTTTCGGCATGGATTCTGCCGCCTATTCGGAATTCCAGCGCTCGCAGGCTTGGCGGCATGAAGGCAGCGATCGGCACATGGCGCGCCCCGCCAGCCAGTTTACCGGCCCGGGAGAGGACACGATCACGCTGGCCGGCCTGCTCGTTCCGGAAATCGCCGGAAGCTACAGCGCGTTGGAACGCCTGGTGGAGATGGCGGACACCGGCGGCAACTGGCCGCTGATCGATGGCACCGGCCTCGTCCTCGGCCATTACCGGATCGACCAGCTCGACCGGGAACACCGCATGGTGCTGGCCGGCGGTATCCCGCGCGCCGTCAATTTCTCGCTCAAGCTCACGCGGGTGGACTGATGGCAGACGCCAACGTCGCGGCCGTGCGGCTCACGCTGGACGGTGTGGACCTTGCCGATAAGATCGAACCGCGCTTCATCGATCTGTCCCTTTCCGAAAAGCGGGATGGCAGCGCGGATGAACTGTCGCTCACCCTGCACAACAGCGATGGCAAGATGGCACTGCCCGAACCGGGCAAGGTCATCACGCTGGCGCTGGGCTGGACCTCGGGCACGGACGTAACGCTCGGCCTGGTCGAGAAAGGCCGTTTCACCGTGGACGAGGTGGAAGCCACCGGGCCGCCGGACGTCATCCGCATCACCGCCCGATCGGCGGACCTCAACGGCGACTATCGCAAGCGCCGCACCCAATCGTGGAAGGACACCACACTCGGCGCTGTGCTGGGCGAAATCGCGCGCCGCAACAGCATCACGGCACAGGTCCATCCCGATCTCGCCGGCAAGCCCATCACCGCGCTCGATCAACACGGCAAAAGCGACATGCTCTTGGTCAAGGATCTGGGGAGCCGGTATGATGCGGTGGCGACGTGGAAGGATCGCAAACTGGTCTTCATGCCCGTGGGCAGCGCTACCACGGCGGGCGGGAAGACACTGGCTGCGAAGACTCTGACTAAGCGGGATGGATGGTCCTGGCGCTTCACCCGCGCCCAGCGGGATGAATACGATGGTGCGGAGGCATCATGGCACGATCAGGACAGCGGGAAGAAAAAGACCACGTCGACCGGCGGCACCAAGCGCAAGCGCCTCAAACGCGCCTATGCCAGCGAAGCGGATGCGGAGCAGGCGGCCGAGGCTGAAGCGGCCAAGCGGAAGCGCGGCGCCTACCAGTTCGAATACGAACTGGCCTTCGCGGATACTGCGCTCCAGCCCAACCAGCAGGTAACGCTGTCGGGCTGGAACACGACCGTCGACGGGATCAAGTGGCTGCTGTCCTCAGTCGATACGTCCGTCGCGGGCGGCGGTGGGATCAAGCAGCGGATTTCGCTTGAGAGTGCTTAGTTAAGGACAGGCGAAATAGCAGCGATTTCCCGCCAAGGGTATGCAGACCAACCGGAAATATTTTCCCGTCGTGCAAGCACCACACCGGTAGCATCGACACGAAGCATGATCCGTTCGGAGCTATTTTCTGAATCATGAAAGCGCACCGTCACTGGCGCATGATTTGCTCTCATGGAGAGCCATTCGGTCAATATTGAAAGCACGTGTTGATCTCCTCAGTCCCATAGTTTCGTGGTTTCGCGAACAGGAGTTTTCGGCCCCTGACTAGGCGTGCGGCAGGCTTCCAACTTCTTGTCGAATTCGCGGATGAGGCCATTGCGTGCGGCTATGGGCAAGTTCGGTCCATACTTCCCCGCTTCCGCACCAGATTTCAGCGCAGAGAGACATGCGTCAGACATGCTCTTGCTGTCGAACAAGTCGATTTTGACGCCCGAGGAATCGCACGCCGCCTCCGCCCCCGGCAGGTTTGAATGGACCGCTTTTGCGCATGCATCGACGTCGGCTGTCACGGCAGCCAGATAGATCAGCAGCATCTCAGCAAGCCCCAGCCTGCTCGGCCCCATACTTCGCCTGGCTCGCAGTGTATTTTTCACCGGCGCTAGACGAAAGCTGCTGGATTAGTCCCTTGCAGGAGAAGCCGGTCATGCTGAGGTACTGCTTTGCAGACCTGACTGCCTGCTCGTTCCAGTCGATGTTCAAGCTATCAACGGCGACGGTCGCGTCTCCCACATCGTATCCTTCCCCCGCGTCAGACGAGAGTTGGCCGATCAGCCCCTCTCGAGAAAATCCGGACATGCTGATGTAGTTCGCCGCAGTTCTGGCAGCGTTGCTCTGTGGGCCCGTCAAAGTGCTTGCGGGTTCCTCTTCAGACTCTTGAGGTGTTTCGAAAGCAGGCTCGCCACTAGATGCGCCAGCGGGGGCAGGCGCGGATTCGCTACTGGCCGTTTTGTTTCTGTCGCCCACGATCGCGCCAAGCACGGCCAAGGCGATGAAAATGCCCAGAATAATAAGGCACCCCATACCGATCTTCTTACCGAAGCCCGGCTTCTTTTGTTCATCACTCACTGAAAGTCCCCTGTATTCATCATCGGTGCGACCCGTAGACGGCAGGGAAAGAGCAGACCTGTGGCCTCAGACCTTTCTTATCACCGCAACAACGCGGCCTATTATTTGCATTTCTCCGTCGTAAGCGATTGCGTTTGGAACGTGCAGGTTGTCTGCCATCATCTCCACGCCGCCAGTAGGTAGCGGCCGCAGACGCTTGATTGCGCTGACCCCGCCGTAGGTAATCACCCAAATCTTTTCGGAAATGTTGAGCGACTTTTGCGAACAATCGACCAAGAGAAGGTCGCTATCTCGTAATGTCGGCTCCATGGAATCGCCCATGCCGTGCGCGAAGAATAGCAGGTCAGGCGATGCCCGCGTGTAGGCGCGCAGGAACTCTATCGGGAAAAGGCGAATAGTTTCAGTGACCGGTACGTCCAGATAGGTCGCGCCCATGCCGAGCGTCAGGTCCAACTCTCGTACGGGAACCAAGCCCAACTCTTCCGCAACATCTTGCGCAGAAGGCGCTGGGACGTATCCCTCGGCCACATCATCGGTTGCGCCGGTCAGGTATTCGGGCGTCGTCGAAAGTACGCGAGCGATTTCAATAATCTGCCGAGGGTTTCGGGTTCCCCCGGTTTCAAGGCGATTCGCAGACGATTGCCCGATCCCGACACGTCGGGCCAATTCGGCCTGGCTCAAACCGACAGCTTTGCGCCGTTCAGCCAGTCTTTCAGGGATCAGCTTTGCCACGCGCAATCACCTACCCAAAAGTGAATAGACAAGCGCGATGCTTTTTCGGGTTGACCACATATCCATAAATGGGCATCTACCCGCTTATGGATATGACGCTGACCCGCTATCAGGCACTGCTCGCTTGTCGCGATCAAGCTGGTTCGATTAGCCAGCTCGGCCGGGACCTCCGCATTCCGCAATCTACGATGTCGCGGATCATCAACCAGTCTAAGCAATTGCCCGCCGAGTACGTGCTTGAGGCCGAACGCCTTTACGATGTGTCTCGTCATCTACTCCGTCCTGACATCTATCCCATTCAAGCAACCGAGCGGTGCTCGCGCTGGACGGGTACCGATGAATGCATAAGCAATCGCTCGAGCGGGGTAGATCGTCGCGCCCAGCGCGTATCCTTCGATCTCGGCGACGGATCGCAGGGAGTCGTCGCATGAGCTTCAGTCGCGTCCGCCGCAGGCTGGTTGATCAACCAAAGCCTTTCCCCGTCGAACCCGATAGGATCGTCCTGCAATGGAAGGATTCGCCGCCCTCGCCGTGCCTCACGATTTACGTGGGCGCGCAACTGGCGCGATCTGCCGGCCTCAAAGGCGGGCAAGCAAGCGCCCAGTTATTCATCGGCAAAGGGGATGATCTGGGCAAATGCGCGCTCCGCTTCGTCACTGGCGCGGATTGGGATTACCGCGTGCAGGCTTATCGCAATAGCTACCGGGTCCACCTTCCTAGTGTGGTTTCCCTCCAGCACTTCACGTTCTGCAACCGGACCGCCCTTGGCATAGACGCCATTGAGGTTCGCGATGGCATGATCATTTTCGCATACGAAGGCATCAAAATATGACCAAGCTGCGCGAGCCCCTCACGTACCAGCGCACGCTGACCCAAATTGCAGCCGTGATCGGATGGGATCGTTGCGCCGCCATCTGCGGCGTTTCCGAGCGCAGCGTGCGCAACTGGTCGGATCCGGACTGCGAAACCGAAATCCGCCTGATCGACGCGGAACGCCTTGATCATGCATTTATGGAACGTGGCGGCGATCACGCGCCGTTCCACCGCCTCCATGCGCTGCGCCTTGACCTCGCTGCCCGCGATACGCCCGATCACTGCCTCGTTTCCGTGGCAGGCAAGGCGGCAAAGGAAACGGGTGAAGCGGTGGCTGCGCTCATCACCGCCAGCGGATCAGGCGATCCTCGCGCCCGCCGCCGGGCGCGAAAGGAAGTGCACGAGGCGATCGACAGCCTGACGGATGGACTCGCCTCCCTCGACCGCGCCGAACAGGGGGACAACGTATGAGCGGCGAAGGCATCCTTCACGGTAAACCGCTGATCTATGCGCCGCTGGAATTCCGCCTGCGATCGGGCGGTGCCCCGGCCAAGGACAGCGCGCTGATCATCTGCCCGGTGTGCGAGGCCCCGGCCTTCATCCGCCGCAGCGTGCGCCATACGCCCACGGTGAAGCACATCCATTGCCACTGCACGAACACCGGGTGCGGCATGACCTACATGGCCGAAATCGCCTTCGTTCACACGTTCAACCCCAGCCTGATCAGGCGCGAGGGCTTGGACCTGCCGCAGTGCCCCAGCGACCAGATCCCGCAAGTGCTGCCCCCCACGCGGGACAGTAGCGACGGCGATCCCGACCAGTTGAGCATGTTCGGCACCTAGCCCGCCGCCAGCCCGGCCCACCCATCCCACAACCCGTAAATTTTAACGGCCGCGATCCGGCCGAGGGGGAACCTTTGCGTATTTTCCGCACCATCAGTCGCCGTACAGGGCGCACCCACCGCGAGATGAAAGGCTATTCCGAATGCCTTGAAATCTACGTGACAGCCGGCGTGGCGATCGTCGATCGCGTCATCGCGCTGCACAAGGCCGGCAAGCTTGAGAACGATGATGCGGCTCGGATCATCGCCGAGGTCGTTCACGCGGAAGGTCGCTGCAAGGCGATCATGGAGGGCCTCCTCCAGTGAGCCTCCAAGACGACATCATCAAAGGCCTGCAGGCACGCTTCAAGTTCAAGAAGACGTCCGGCGAATGGATGCAGGAGGGCATTTGCCCGGATTGCAAGAAGGCCGAGGTCTTCTGCGCCGCGAAAGAGCCGAAGATCGTGCGCTGTGGCCGGCAGGGCAATTGCCGCTGGGAAGACAGCGTCCGCAACCTGCTGCCCGATCTGTTCGAAGATTGGTCCAAGCGGTACCCGGCCACGGAGAAGGATCCGCACGCCGCCGCCGATGCCTATCTTTCCAACGAGCGCGGCCTCGATCTGCGCCTGCTGCGCGGTTCCTACACGCAGGAACTCTACCGCGACAGCAAGACGCACGAAACCAGCGCGACCGTGCGCTTCCCGGTGGGCGATACCTATTGGGAACGGATCATCGACAAGCCGGGCCGCTTCAAAGGCAAGGCGCATTTCGCCTACGGCGGAAAGCCGGGCGGCCATTGCTGGATTCCGCCGAAGATCACGCTGGACGAACTCGCCCGCGCTGATGACATCTGGATCACAGAAGGCATCTTCAACGCCGTCGCCCTGCACCAGGGCGCGCACCTGACCGCCGTTTCGGCGATGTCGTGCAGCTTCTGGCCCGAACATTTCCTGACGATGCTGCGCAGCGCCCTGCAGGAGATCAAGCGCGCCACCCGGCCGCGCCTGGTCTTCGCTTTCGATCCCGGAGAAGCGGGCGTCCAATGGTCCCGCCGGTTCGTGAAGCGGGCCAAGGCGGAAGGCTGGGATGCCACCGCCGCACAGGTGCGCCCCGATGGCGAAGGCACGACCAAGGACTGGAACGATCTTCTCCTCGATCATCTGGAATGGCGCGGAGAAAAGGACCGGGCGCCTTTGGGGCCCGATGCGATCGACACCTTCCTCTGGAACGGTGCGGTCACCATCGCCGAATCGCCGCGCGAAAAGGCCAAGATGCTGCACGAGCGGCGCGCGCTGGCCTCGTTCGACTTCCGCCACAAGAACACCCTGTGGTGGTGCAAGGTCTCCTACGAAGAGGGCGAAAAGCGCAACCTGCTGATCGAAGAGATCGCGAATTGCGCCTTCCGCCTGCTCTATCGTGAGCGGGACGAGATCGCGGACGAGACGAACTACTTCCTCCAGATCGATTTCCCCGGCGCCGAACCCACCGTGAAGGCGCGGTTCTCATCCTCGGCCTGCGCCAACTCGGGCGAATTCAAGAAGCGCCTCATGGCGTTCGCCGGCACGTGGACCGGCAGCGGCGATCAGCTGGACCGGATCATCCGGAACCAGACCCGCGCGCTCAAGGTGGTCGAGCCCATTCCCTTCACGGGTTACTCGGCCGCTCACCGGGCTTGGCTGCTGGGCGATATTGCCGTGCGCGAAGGCCGCCTGGTGGCGCTCAATCAGGAAAAATACTTCGATTTCGGCAAGCAGGCCGTGAAGCTCCGCAGCTCGGAGCGGATGCTCGATATCGATTACGATGCGGACAAGATCGCATTCGATTGGGTTCCGGCGCTGTGGACCGCCTTTGGTCCCAAGGGGCTGGCCGCGCTCGCATTCTTCACGATGTCGTTCTTCGCGGTGCAGATCCGCGAACGGCACAAGTCCCTCGGCTTCCTTGAAGTCACGGGCTTGCCCGGCGCGGCAAGTCCACCCTGATCGAGTTCCTGTGGAAGCTGGCTGGCCGCGCCGGGTACGAAGGGTTTGACCCGAACAAGGGCACCGTCGCCTTCCTCGCCCGCAACCTGATGAAGGTGGCGAACCTCCCGGTCGGCCTGATCGAAGGCGGCCGCGACGATGACAAGGGGAAGGGCTTCAAGCAGTTCGACTACAACGAGCTGCTGGTGCTCTACAACGGCCGCTCGCCGCGCGGCACCGGCCAGAAGACCGGCGGTTTCGAGACGGTGGAACCCCCGTTCCTCGGTTCGATCTACCTCATGCAGAACGAGCGGATCGATGCGATTCCCGCCGTGCTCGAACGCCTCATGTCGATGGACGTCGATAAGTCGCGCTGGTCGGCCGCCACCAAGACGGCAGCGGTAAAGCTGGAAAACTGGCCCATCGAAGAACTGTCGGGGACGATCGTTCACGTGATCCGGCAGGAGGCCAAGTACCTCTCGTACTTCTTCGAACGCTTCACCCATCACGACCAGGACATGCCCAGGCGGGTTGAGGGCCTGAACAACACGCGCCCCATCAAGTGCCACAGCCAGCTCGCCGCCGGGGTCGAAGCGCTGCAGGGCCTGTTCCCCGTGATCCAGCCCGAATGGATCGAGGAAACCCTGCAACTGGTCGATCAGATGGCGCTCGATCGCCAGAACGCCTGCGGCGGCGATCATCCCACCGTCTCCGATTTCTGGGAAAAGGTGCAGTGGCTGCTCGGCCGCGAAAAGCCGGACGATCACGTCGATGGCAAGTCGGTCAACCAGAGCCGCACCCCGGACAAGCTGATCGCCATCAACCTGGTCGATTTCGAAGCGCGGTGCCGCAACGCCGGTTTTCCGCCGCCGAACATGGACCAGCTCAAGAAGCTGCTGCGCAATTCGAAGTCGCGCAAATGGATCGCGAACAAGAACGTCAACAACCCTGCGGACAAGGTCATGTCCTGCTGGGTGTTCGCGCAGCCTCTCGACGCCGGGAGGGTCATCTGATGCGCCGGCAGGATCCTTTCGAACCCATCGTGATCTGGCGCAGCGACGACTGGCGGCCGGATGGCAGCGAGGACGCCCCGATCTTCCGCCATGACTGGCCGGAGCTGTTGGGCCAATGCCGCCGCGCCGTCGCCCGGCGGGAGGAAATGTACCCGCAGCTCGTGGCGGCCAAGCGCCTGGACGAAGCCGATGCCCGCGCCGATCTCGACGCGTGGAAGCTGCTGGCGGCCGAATGGCACTGGATCGTCACGGGCGAGGGCGAAGCGCCCGGCCTGCCTACGCTCGCCGCCCGGATCGAGGCGGTGTCCGTCGCCCTCGGCCGCGCCGAAGCCGAGCTGCAGCGCAACTACAGCCACGACCTTCTCTACCAGCGCCACCTGCTGCTCGCACTGGCCTGGCACCTTGGTGACGGCCGCGCCGGTCCCGCCATCCACCACACCGCCCGCATCAACCACGCCTGGCAGGCCGAACGCGCTGCTCAGGCCCTGAGGAGTGCTGCCTGATGAAAAGCACCATCCACCCGTCTGACTGCCCCTGCCTCCGCTGCGCGCCCCGCCACCCGGCTGCGCGCCGCCCGCTTTCGCCCGCCAAGTCGCTCGCGCTGCACGCCTTCATCGCCGCGATCGCGGCCATGGGCCTGCTCGCCATGGCGATCGGCATCACCGCCCACTTCGTCTGGAACGGCCTCTGAGCCGGGGAGAATGCACATGCGCCTGAAACACCCCGCCCTTGCCCAGCGCGCCGCCGCGCTTCCGATGCCCTTCGAATTCGAATGCAGCGCCTGCGGCACTGTGGAGCGCCGCTGCGTCCATGCCCTGCCGGATGGTTGGGGCACCGAAGTGATCGGCGATGTCGTCCACGCCTATTGCCCTGATGACGCGCAGGATCTGCCCGGAAGGTCCGTCCAGTGAGCCGCCGGCACCGCATCGCGGTTCAGGGATGGGCATGGGATCAGGAACTTGATCCCGCCGCCCCCGCCGAAAATGCGCGCCTTCGCCGTATTGTTCGCCCCTTCGCCACCAGCGTGACGCGGGCATACTTCGCCGCAATCGCTTTGCTCGGCTTAATCTGCGCCTGCGCCCAGCTCGCGAAGTGGATCGGCGCATGACCACGGCCCGAATCGTCCAGCGCGAAGCACGCGACGCCGTCATTGCCGCCCGCTTCCGGAACGCGCCGCGCCGGCCAACCCCTACCGCAAGGCGACCCGCCGCCATCTCTGGTGGAACATGGGCGCGCGCCGGGCCGAGCTGGCCGTCGCCGATCTGATGCGCGTGGGGGCCTGACCATGGAAACCCCGCTCCCTCCACTCGCAGAAGTCTCGACCGCCGCGCTCGCCGTCCTGGCCGAACGTCAGCGCCAGATCACGCGCTACGGCCACACGGCCGATGCCGATGACGCGGCGCCCCGCCAGCATCTGCTGCGCCTTGGCCATGTCTTCCTGCTGGACGCGGCCGACCTGCTCAGCCGCCGCCCCAATCCCGCCGAACTCACCCGCGTGCGCCGCAAGGCCGTTCAGGCCGCCGCGCTCTGCCTCGCCGAAATCGAACGCATCGACCGCGAACTCGCGGCCGGCGCCGACTGACTTTTCCAACCAGGAGTGCCCCGCAAATGACACACCAAGAATGCACCTGCCTCTCGAAATTCAACGAGATGCTCAAAAAGCATAACACCGAGATCGACGTCACCTTCACGATCCCGCGCGATGGCGGCCCCATGCGGGCCCTCCCCAAGATCGCGACCAGCAAGATCGAAACCCGCAAGCGCGTCGGCCCTGTCATCGCGGCCCCGACATTCTGCCCGTTCTGCGGCCAGCGCTACGCGCCTCAGCCCGCGAAACCCGCCGAGGCTGACATCTACCAACGCCTTATCGACGCCAGCGTGCGGATCGAAGGGATGTGGCCATTCCCTGTGTCGCCCGCTCCGGAAGCTATCGCCGAGATATTCGAATACGCGGATGAGCACGAAGACTTCCCGGAACCTCTGCGCGCATTGGTGTCCAGCCTGGACGAACGCACCAAGGACGACCTGTATAAAGGTGGTCAGGCCGACTGGGATATGGCCTTCGACGAACTCTGCGCCGCTGCCGCGCGAAAGCATATCAGCGGATGGATCGGCATTGCCGCCAACCCGATGATGAAGCCGCTGGGCGGTGGGGGCGGTGTGCAGTTCAGCTGGGGTCACTATCAGACAAAGGTGATGTTCGCTGAACACGCGGAGCAGCTGCTGCGCAACGCCGCGAAATGGGGCGAGACGAACTTCATGATCGCGTCCGCACCGGAAGGCGGTGCCGCATGAAGCGCTCAAGCATCTGGATCGAAAATCTTGGCGGCGGAGATATCCAGATCTCCGCCTTCCGGGATACCGGCGAACCCGCACACGGAAAGTGCCTTATCCTTGGCATTCCGAAGCGTCAGGCCCGCGCGATAGCCAACCGCATTCTGCACGAAATCGATTTCGCAGAAGGCAAGCGGGCACGACGCCCGTCCGAGCCGCACATCCATTTCGAGGAATTGCTTACCTGCATGGACTGCGGCCGGAAACGCCCGCAACCATGTGAAGGGCGAGGTGGGCGCCGCTGCCCTCTCGCGCCGGCAGACGAGCGACCTCGTATGATTCGCTGCCGCTTCCAACTTCCCGTTGACGATTCGCGCCCGGTGAATTGGCCCATAAAGCACCCGTATTGGGTGAGTGGCGAGGGCTTTGGATACCATATCGTCGTCGCCTACGCCGATGATGAAGCGGAAATTCTCGCCAATTGGCCCGAGGCTGAAAATCTCGATTCGACCGAAAGCGAAGGATACGTCTTCACCAGTCGCTTCCCCAAGCCGGAGTGGTTTGCCGGGGAGGCCTCGCGATGAAAGCGCTCACCGTCCACCAGCCATGGGCATCGCTGATCGTCACGGGCGCCAAGCCCTATGAATTCCGAAGCTGGCGCGCCCCGCGCTCGCTCATCGGACAGCGTATCGTCATCCACGCCGCGCCCGCGAGGTCGTTCGCACCGAGGCATGCAACATCTATCACGCAATCCGCGCCCGCCACAGCGACGCCGACATGGCACTCGCCACCGCGCAGACGTGCCTTAAGGCCCGCGCTGCCCTCCCGATCCTGCGCCGCGCGTGGATGCCATACCAGGACCATCTGCCGATCGCCGCCGGCATCGGCACTGCCATTCTCGGCGAGCCCCGCCCGGCGGCCGAGATCGCTGAAGAATTCGGCGTCCCCTACGTCAACGACAGCGACCGCAAGGAACACGCCCTTTTCGGATGGCCAATGCTTGAGGTCGAAGAATGGGCGACCCCCGTCCCGATGCGCGGCGCGCAGGGCTTCTGGAACTGGCCGACCCCGGCCCAACTGCTGGGAGAAGCCGCGTGATCGAAATGCTTGATCTGTTCAGCGCCGCCACCATCCGTCGTCCCGCTGGCCGGAGCACTCGACCATGTCGGCCGTGAAACTATCATTCGACCAGCTGACCATGCTCCGCACTTCCGGTTTCGACCGGAAGGACGGCTGCGGTTTCGGCGTCCAGCTCATGAGCGCACGCAACTGGCGCACCGCCCGCAGTCTGGAGAAGCGCAAGCTTGGCTGGATTGAGGGCGGGCGCCCGAACGGCTCGGAGCTGCCCGGCTATTTCTTTGCCAACCAGGACGGCACCGCGATCACGCATCCCGACAAGCTTGAGGAATTCCTCGAGCGGGCGCGGAGGTTCTGATGCAGGCTTCTTTCATCGGCTTCGATCCCGGCGCGCCGGGCGGCGATAGGACTGTTGTCAAGATCGGCCCGCACACGCTGTACTGCGCGGATGCATACTGGATCCGGGATAGCCTCGGCCGCTTCGACGCCGAGTTCATGGACCCGCCGTATAGGTTCGACAACAGCGGCGGCGGCGCGTTCCGAAAGGCGCGCGGCGCCAGCGACCAGATCGTTACCGAAGAACTCGACCAGGGCTTCGAAATGTCGATCATCAACCCGCTGCTGGCAGGTTCCATCGTGGTCTTCTGCCATAACGATCAGCTTCCCGAGCTGCTCGGCTACCTCAACCCGCGATACAAGCGGTTCTGCCTGCTGGGCTGGATCAAGAAGAACCCCAGCCCCATGCGGAACAAGCACTATCTCGCGGACGTGGAGCCGTTCGTTCACGCATGGAACCCGGGCTTCCACCCGGTGGGCGAGCATCACGATATGCACCGCTGGGTGTCGTCGGGCACCATGCCGGCGAAGGTGTTCGGCCACCCTACGGTCAAGCCGCTCGACGTGATGGACAAGATCATGCGCAATCTCGCGGGCCGCACCTTGATTGATCCCTTCATGGGCACCGGCTCAACCGGCGTTGCCGCGATCCGCCAAGGCAAGATCTTCACGGGCATCGAAAAGAACCCCAGGCACTTTGCCACCGCTGTCGAGCGCATCACTTCGGCGTGGGAGCAATGGCAGGCATGAGCGATCAGCTTCTCCTTACCGAAGCCGAAGCTGCGGCGCGATTGCGAGTTTGCACGCGCACCCTCCGCAAAGCCCGTCAGAATGGGCTGTTGCACTACGTTTTGATCGGACGCGCCATTCGGTACACTATGTCCGACCTCGAATCATACATCGAACGCCTCAGACAGGTTCAACCGACATGCCCGCCGCGCCATCCAACCCGCCGATCTACGTCGCCCAAGGGGCGAGGACAGATCGTGCCGTTTACGGTGCGCAACGCCGATCGGTGATTCGTTGAGTGTCTACAAGCCTGCGGGCAAACCCCATTACCTCTACGATTTCCAGTTCAAGGGCCGTCGCTATTACGGCTCCACTGGTTGCCCCACCAAACGCGCCGCCGAGGAATTCGAGCGGCGCGAAAGGCGTAAGGCTGCCCTGCCGAACGAGCAGCTTCCCCCGATCACGATGAATGAAGCGGCGAGCCTGTACCAGGACCATGCCGAACTGCTGCCGAGCTGGCCGACCATCAAATACATGCTGGCCGAGCTGGTCGATGGGCTGGGCGCGAACAAGCTGGTCTCGGAAGTCAGCCAGCGCGACCTTCAGGTCTACTTCGCGAAACGGCGCGATGAGCGTTCGAGCGCATCGGTGAACCGCGAGATCGAGAACGCGCGCTCGGTATGGCGCCGGGCCAACGAGACCGAATACGACATCGGCAAAATGCCCAAGTGGTCGCAGCTCATGCTGAAAGTGCCGAATAGGCCGCCGCGCGAGTTGGAGGTGCTTGAGGAAGCCAAGCTGTTCCTCGCCCTGCGCAATGACGTGTCCGACGCGGTCGAATTCCTGCTCAAGTCCGGATGGCGTAGAGGCGAGGTGCTCGGCCTCCGCTGGCAGGACGTGAGCATTCCGCGCAAGGTCGCGGTGACGCGCATCAAGGGCGGGGACATCGTCACCCGGCCGCTCACCACGGCCTTGGTCGAAATCATCGCCCGGCAGGAGCAATGCGAGGACGAGGAGGGGAAGCCCTTCGTCTTCACGTACATTTGCCAGAAGAGCAGGGGGAACCGTCGGAAGGGCAAGCGCTACCCGCTCACGCCCACCGCGCTGCGCAAACCTTTTGCCAAGGCTCGCAGCGACGCCGGCGTCGACAACTTTCGCATCCACGATCTGCGCCACACGCGCGGCACTCGCATCGTGCGCGCCACCGGCTCGCTGGCGGCCGCGAAGGAGGCCCTGAAGCACAAGCGCATCGAGACCACTCTGCGCTATGCCCACGTCCTGGACGACGACGTCCGCAACGCGCTCGAAGCGAGCGAGTCCCGACATAGTCCCGACCAGATGGATGATGTGAAGAAGAAAGCCTAG